TACAGGAAAAGGCGTTTTTCTTCGATCAAAAGAAAGCGAATAAAGCCATTGAGTTTATAGAGGAAAGATGTAATCACACGGAGGGGCCATTAGCTCCCGGTAAAATAGAGCTAGAACTATGGCAAAAGGCTTTTTTATCTAGCGTGTTTGGCATCGTGGACGGAAACGGCCTCCGAATGTTCCGGGAGGTTCTTTTGCTGGTAGCGCGGAAAAATGGTAAATCCCTTTTTGCGTCCGCTATAGGTAAATATACGTTTTTGGAGGATGGCGGATACGGGGCGCGAGTTTATTGCATAGCCCCAAAACTAGACCAGGCGGAAATTATATACAATAATATCTGGCAAATGATAGAGCTAGATACAGAGTGTGCAAAGCTGGATAAGGAAAACCCGGCAAAGCCACGTCATAGAATGACGGACTACTTTCTAAAGGCTACTAATAGCACGGTGAAGAAAATAGCCTTTTCCGCTAAGAAATCGGACGGTTTCAACCCGTCTATTACAATTTGTGATGAGATAGCATCATGGCCCGGAGACAACGGCCTTAAACAATATGAGGTTATGAAAAGCGGCATGGGAGCAAGGCCAGAGGGCTTAATGCTTTCTTGTACAACGTCCGGGTATATCAATGATGGCATCTATGACGAACTAATTAAACGGTCTACACGCTTTCTTTTGGGGGATTCCAAGGAACGGCGGTTATTGCCGTTCCTCTATATGATTGACGATGTAGAGCGGTGGAACGATATAAACGAGCTACGGAAATCGAACCCAAATCTAGGGGTTTCGGTTTCCGTTGATTATCTCTTGGAGGAAATCGCAGTAGCCGAGGGCAGTTTGTCTAAACGCGCTGAGTTTCTTACTAAGTATTGTTGCATAAAACAAAACTCCTCCCTTGCTTGGCTATCTACAGAGACGGTAAACAAAGCATACTCAAATCCTCTTAACCTAGAGGATTTCAGAGGTTGCTATTGTGTTGGCGGCATAGACCTATCACGCACGACAGACCTAACGGCGGCTTGTGCCGTTATTGAGCGTGAATCGCGGCTATATGTGTTCATGCAGTTTTATCTACCGTCTGAGCGGATACAAGAGGCCACGGCAAGAGATTCTATCCCTTATCAGTCCTATATTCAGCGCGGCATATTGAAACCGTCTGGGGATAACTTCGTAGATTATCACGATTGCCTAGAGTGGTTCAAAATGCTTGTGGAGCAATACGAAATCCTCCCGCTCCAAGTCGGGTATGATAGGTATAATGCGCAATACCTAACACAAGAAATGGAGCGGTACGGTTTCCACATGGACGATATATACCAAGGTTTTAACTTATCTCCCGTGATAATGGAAACTGAGGGACTATTACGGGATGGGGTTATTGATATTGGAGATAACGATTTACTTAAAATCCACCTCTTGGATTGCGCGTTAAAGAAAGATAATGAGAGCGGGAAATCAAAGCTAATCAAGCTAAATCCAAATGCTCATATAGACGGCGCGGCGGCGTTGGTGGACGCTCTGACCGTGCGACAAAAGCATTTTTCTACAATAGGTGAACAATTAAGAAATGGGTGATTCGATATGAACCTATTTGAAAAGATATTTGGGAGACGGCCCAAAACCAAAGGCGATTACGGCGGAGTATTCAAAATGCTTAACGGGTACACTCCGCAATTTACATCTTTTGGCGGCGGCGTATATGAGAGTGAGTTAATTCGCTCTGCTATTAACGCTAGGGCCACGCATATTAGCAAATTGCACGTTGAACCGAAAGGAACGGCGCGGCCCGGATTACAGAATAAGCTAAAGCGCGGCCCTAATGAGTTTCAGACGTGGAGCCAATTTCTTTATAGGTTGTCTACGTTGCTTGACGTACACAATACGGCGTTTATTACTCCTATTTGGGACGAGTACGGGCAAATTAGCGGCGTTTATACGCCGTTGCCGTCAAGGTGTGAAATAGTCCAGTATGATAGCGTTCCTTATTTGCGCTATGAGTTTGCAAGCGGCACAAAAGCGGCGGTTGAGCTTGTCTATTGTGGCGTAATGACCCGGCATCAATACAAAGATGATTTCTTTGGAGAGGATAACCGGGCATTGTTCCCAACAATGGAGCTTATCAACATTCAGAATCAAGGCATACAAGAGGGTGTTAAATCGGCGGCAACATATAGGTTTATGGCTCAGTTGTCCAACTTCTCTAAAGCGGAGGATTTGGCGAAAGAACGGAAACGGTTTACGGCGGAGAACCTAGCTAGTGACGCGGAGGGCGGCGGCTTACTTCTATTTCCTAACACCTATCAGAATATCCAACAGATTACGGCTAAACCGTGGGTTGTTGACGCTGAACAGATGAAAGCTATTAAGGCTAATGTTTATGAGTATTTCGGCGTTAATGAGGAGATAATTACAAATCAAGCTATCGGGGATAAGTGGGCGGCTTTCTATGAGGGTGCTATAGAGCCTTTTGCTATTCAGTTTTCCGAGGTAATGACAAAGATGTTATTTACTATTCGGGAACAGGCAAACGGCTCTTTAATTATGGCTACTGCGAACCGCTTGCAGTATATGAGCAACGCGGACAAATTGGCGGTAGCTGAAAAAATGGCAGACCGGGGGTTAATGACCCGGAATGAGATTAGAGAGATTTTTAACCTCGCCCCGCTCCCGGATGATATTGGAAACCAAATCCCGGTTAGGGGTGAATATTACAATGTAGGAGATGAGGCGGAATGAAAGAGATTAGGGCATTTGATTTTGAAGTACGGGCGGAACGTGATGAGGAACGCGGTAGCTTTATCACTGGTAGGCCGATTGTGTACGATAAAAAGGAAAACATGGGCTGGTATGATGAGACGATAGCAAAGGGCGCGTTGGATGATACAGACCTTAAAGATGTTAGATTCCTTGTAAATCATAATATCGACATGATACCGCTTGCACGTTCCCGGAATAACAACGCTAATAGCACTATGCAAATGAGCGTTGACGATGAAGGAATGAGTATCCGGGTTAATCTGGATACGGATAACAACGCGGACGCTAAAAGCCTTTATTCCGCCGTAGAGCGTGGGGACATTACCGGAATGTCTTTTATGTTTACGGTTGATAAAGATAGCTGGGAAGATTTGGAGAGTGAACACCCGGCCCGAACTATTATGGCCATTGGGCGGGTGTTTGAGGTATCCGCCGTTACTTTCCCGGCCTATTCTTCTACCTCTATTTCTGCTAGGGGCCTTTCTGACACGCTGGAGAGTGCGCGGGAATCGCTGGAGAGCGCAAGAGCCACTAAGCGAGAAATTGAACGTAGAAAGCAGAAAATCAAAATTCTTTTGGAGGTGTCATAATGGATTTTACCAAAATGACCGTGGAGGAACTTGAACGCCGCAAGGCGGAGATTGCCGAGGAAATTAACGGCGATAACGCAGACCTTGACGCGCTGGAAAGTGAAGCGCGTTCTATCAAAGAGGAACTTGAACGCCGCAAGGCAGAGGCCGCTAAAGATGCTGAGACGCGCCGCAAGGTTGCGGAGGGTGACGGCGAAAAGCGGAAAGATTTTAGACAGGAGGAAAAGAAAGAAATGAATTACGGCATTGAAACCAAGGAATATCGGGACGCATGGGTAAAAAAGCTTATCGGGCGTGAAATGTCGGCGGAGGAACGGACGGCACTTACTAGCGCAAGTGCGGTTATTCCTACCATGACCGTTAACGCCGTTTGGGACAAGCTGGTAAAACCCGCTGAACTTCTCTCCCGCGTAGACGTTTCCCGGTTTCCTACTTATGTACGTTTCCCGGTTGCTACTACCGTTAATAGTGCTACGTCTCAGGCGGTGGGCACGTCTATTACCGAAAGCTCCGATGTTGTTAGCTATGTTGACCTTATCCCCAATGAGTATGTAAAGCTCCTCACGGTGGGCGCGGATATTGAGCACATGGCTATTGATGCTATCCATGATTGGATTGTTGACAATATTACCGGGAAAATCCGCGAGGCTATCAATAGTGATATTCTCATCGGTAACGGTACTAACAAAATGAAGGGTATTGCAACGTCTGTTACCGCCAATGCTACCGCTATTCCTGCGGCGGCTAACCTTGCGGCTGGCGATATTCTTAAAATCATGGGTACGCTGGGCGGCAACTATCAGAACGGGGCTATTTGGATTATGACCCCGAGTATGTTCTATACTGAGATTATGGCCCTCCCCGAAATGACCGACTATGTTATTAACGAGGGATTTGCTTTTAAGCTCTTTGGACATGACGTTATCCTTATGTCTGAGGCCCTTATTTCTAGCAAGGAAAACATTTTCTATGGAGATCCCAAGGCATATAAGGCCAATATCTTTAAGGCTCTTGAAATCAAGCCGTTTGAAACCGCCGCTAGCACTAACATTCAGTTTAGGGGCGCGACTATGGCGGACGGTGAACTTATTGATACTAGCGCGTTTGTCCGCTTTGCACGGGCTTAAAATGATGGGGAGGGCTAAACCCCTCCTCTAATCGTTAAGGGGTGATTAGATGCTTGCACAAGTAAAGGCGGCATTGCGTATAACGTCAACGGCGTTTGATGCTGATTTGAACAACCTTATACAGGCGGCGTTTCTTGACCTTGGTATAGCCGGGGTAAATGCTGGGACTGACCCGGAAACGGTAACAGACCCGCTAATAATCCGGGCGGTGTGTACCTATTGCGCTATGAACCGCGTTAGCATCGACCCTAACCAAAGGGAATGGCTCAAGGCAAGTTATGATGAACAGAAAGCGCAACTTGGAACCGCAACGGGTTACACCGATTGGCTAACCGGGGAGGCTACTTAATGCGTGATGATGGGATTTTGACTTTCTATGAGTTATCCAATATCTCTCAGCCGGGGCGGATGCCAGTTGAACAACTGGCATCCGTGGGAACGGCGTTCTATGGGCGGCGTATAGTAGGCGTTACGCGCTTATACGCGGCGTTGGGGGCTAATAGGGACTTTGATACCCTAGTTAGGTGCTACAATACCCCTACCGTCCCGCTTGCGTCTGACGGCATCCATACGGCACAATTTGTAATCCTAGAGGATGGTTTACAATACCGTATTGACGCGGTACAGGAACAAACGGACATAGACGCGGTAGATTTAACCCTTGTCCGGCTGGAACAGTTTTACGATATATATATATATGACGCTACAAAATAAACTAGAACGGATAGGTACGGCGTTGGTTATAGCGGTTGGCCTTAATGTTTACCACTATTGGAGGCCGAATATTCCCGCTCCATTTTGCGTTTGGGCGGAGGATGGGGAAACGCTTTCCTTTAATGCCGACAACCACAAAAAAGAGCAAGCAATAGGCGGATATGTAGATTACTACACAATACGCGAGTTTGACCCGGTGTTAGACGATATACAGGATGCGCTAAACGGGATAAACGAGTTTCCTTTTTCGTGGCGGCTTGATTCCGTACAGTATGAGGAAGATACAAACCTTATACATTATCAATGGATTTGGAGTGTTGTTTAATGGCGCGGCTAACAATCGGACGTGGAGTAGATGATTACATAGCTCAACTAGATAAGCTAAAATTCAAAGTGCCAGAAATAGCGGGTAAAGCTATCTATCAAGGTGCAAAGATTGTAGCAGACCAGATACACGCCAATATCCAAGCGTTACCAGTTTCCGAGAAAACCGGGAACCATGGGCGGCGGAACCCTACACAGGTTGAAAAAGACGGCTTGTTAGAGGGGTTAGGCATTGCCAAAAAGCGAACCGAAAACGGAAATATTAACGTTAAAATTGGCATGGACGGTTATAACGCCGATATAACAGAGAAATACCCCAAAGGTAAACCAAACTCTATGGTTGCGCGTTCCATTGAGAGCGGGACAACCTTTATACAACGGAACCCTTTTATTTCCCGGGCCGTCCGTTCCTCAAAGGCGGCGGCGGAGGCGGCAATGGAGGCGGAAGTTGATAAGCAAATAGCAGAGATATTTACAGATTAGGAGGATTATATACAATGGCTAATGGCAGAGTGCTTACAGGCTTTTCTATGCCGTGGGTGGCCCTCTATTCCGCTAGTGGCGGTGTCGTTACTTATTCGGGCGGTATTCCCCTTGCACGCGGCGTAAGTGTCAATCTTGACGTTGAGGGCGCGGGTGATAATGACTTTTACGCCGATAACGTCAAGGCGGAGACGGATACACAGGCTTTCAAGAGCGGAACTATTACCCTTACCGTTGACGGCCTTAAAGATGCGGCCCGTAAACTGATTATGGGGCTTACCGCAACCCGCTCCGTTTCGGTTGGTGCTAATACTAGCGTTTCTTTCGATCAGTACGATGACACGCAAGAAATACCCTATGTCGGCGTTGGTTTTGTTGCGCGTTACATGGAGGACGGCGTTGCTAGTTATGTGCCTTATGTAATTAACAAGGTAAAGTTTGATGTTGACGGGCTGGACGCTGAGACACAGGGAGAGGACATTGATTTTCAGACTACCAAGCTTAACGGCAAGATTATGAGGGATGATACGACAGCCCATGCTTGGAAGCTGGTAGGCGCGGAACAGACCACAGAGACGGCGGCGGTTAATGCCTATAAGGGCGTTCTTACTGCGGCATCTTCGTAAAGAGGGGACAATATGATTATACACGGCAGAGAGATTAAATTTAGGCGGACGGTTGAGGCAACTTGTGAGCTTGCGGACAAGGCCCCGGATGGGGATATTAACAAGTATGACAAGCTCCTCAATAGTCCTAAGTATAGCGTTACTCAGAAAGCGGCGGCGGAAGTGATAGCGGCCCTTTCTAAAGGGTATGAGAAAACCCGGAAATATGAGGAACCCGGATACGTTATGAACCCTCTTACTTTGGATGAGGTATTGACGCTTGACGAGGATACTTTTACCGCTCTGTTTACTGAGGCTATGAACGCATGGCAGACAGACGGCAAAACGACCGTTGAAACGGAACCGCCAAAAGAAAAGGGAAAAAACGGAAACGGGGACGGCGAATAACACTCAATCTATCGTGGTATTTGTTCTACGGTAGAAAGTTAGGAATGGCAAGAAATGAAATCCTAATTACCCGCTATGGGGAAATGATGGATATGATTTCTTGCCTTTCCATTTACGATGGAACCGCCGTCCCTAAAAAGCAAACCAAGCGCTTTACATCATTTGATGAGGCTATAAATTTGAGGTGATTATATGGCTGAAAATATCGGCCCGAAAATTGAACTACAGGGCGAAAAGGAATTTAAGGCCCAAATCACTAATGTAACCACAGCTACAAAGGCGTATAAATCGGAATTGGAGGCCCTTAACTCCTCTTTTGATAAAAATACGTCTGCAACGGAAAAGGCTAAAGCAAAGCGCGAGGCCTTAACGTCCGCCATTGAAAAGCAGAAAGAAAAGGTTAATTCCCTTAAAACCGCCGTAGACCAAGCGGAGGCATCCGGGAACGCTTCAGAAAATACTATCAATCGTGCTAAAACGGCTCTTGCAAATGCAACCATCGAACTTAACAGGATGGAGCAAGAGTTAGATAGCCTCCCTAACAAATGGCAAATTGCCGGGGAAAGCATCTCAGCGGCGGGGGATAAGATTACCGCCGTCTCAACAAAGATAACGGACGTTGGTAAAACTGCTACAACTCATATAACGCTACCCATTGTGGCGGCTGGGGCTAAAATGGTGTCCAGCTTTGCCGAGGTTGACAAGACAATGACCTTAACCAACCAGACAATGGGCAATACTGAGGAGGAGGCTAAACAACTAGAGGATGCTATGGCATCTGCGGCGGCTAACTCTACGTTTGGTATGTCTGACGCGGCGGGGGCAACCCTTAATTTTGCCCGTGCGGGTTTGAACGCCGAACAAGCGGCGGCGGCATTGGCCCCGGCTATGAACCTTGCGGCAGGTGAAGGCGGCAACCTTGATACCGTTTCGGCGGGGCTTGTGGCTACTATCAACGGCTTTGGAGGCTCTTTTGATGAAGCCTCAAATTATGCTGATGTTTTCGCGGCGGCTTGTAACAATTCCGCTTTGGACGTTGATAGCCTTTCTAATTCTATGTCCGTTGCCGCTCCCGTTTTCGCGGCGGCTGGATATTCCGTAAATGACGCGGCCCTTTATATGGGCGTTATGGCTAACGCGGGTATTGATGCGTCCACGGCGGCGAACGCGCTTAAAACGGGGTTTGCGCGGCTGGTTAGCCCCTCAAATGAGGCAAAGGAACAATTAGACGCGCTAGGGATTTCCGTAACTAATGCGGATGGTTCAATGAAAGATAGTGTAACCATTCAAGCGGAGTTGCACGATGCTTTCTCAGGGCTATCAGAGAGCGAACAAATAGCGGCGGCAAGTGCCATTTTCGGCAAAAATCAAATGTCAAATTGGCTTGCGCTTATCAACACGGCCCCTAGCGAGGTGGACGAACTTAGTACAAGTCTTGACAATTGCGCGGGAACAACGGACGCAATGGCCGAGGCTATGATGTCGGGTTTTGGCGGCTCTATTGAAAAACTGAAATCCTCTATTGATGTTCTAATGACTACCACGGGTGGCCTTATCGCTGATTACCTAGTGCCAGTAGTTGAGAAAGTGCAAGGATGGATAGAGGCGTTTCAAAACTTAGACGATGGCACTAAACGCACGATCATTACAATAGCTGGTGTGGCGGCGGCGGTTGGCCCGGTGCTTATTACCCTTGGTAAGATTGGTACAGGGATAGGAACTGTTACAAAGGCGGTTGGCGCTGTTTCTACGGCTATTGGCGGTGCTGGTGGCCTTACCGGGATTATTAGCACGGTTGGCGGCGTTCTGACCGGGACTATTATTCCTGCCGTTGGCTCTGCTATTGCGGCGATTGCCCCGGCTCTACCTATTATCCTAGCGGTGGGCGCGGCGGTTGCGGCGGTTATCCTAGTTGTAAAGAATTGGGGGGCTATTTCGGAATGGTTCTCCGGGGTGTGGGATACCGTTACAACGGCGGTAGGTGACGCGGCGGGGGCCGTTAAGGATTGGATTGTAGGCGCGTGGGATAGCGTGAAAACCGCAACCTCTAACGCTTGGAACGCGGTTAAGGATGGTGTGGAATCCGCTTGGAACTCTATTAAGTCTGGGGTATCTGCGGCGGCTACAGCGGTAGGTGATGCCGTTTCCAACGCTTGGAATAGCGTTAAGACGTGGACAACCAACGCTTGGAATAGCGTTAAAACCGCGATATCCACGGCTTGGACTTCTATTAAGTCTGGCGTCTCCACGGCGGCTAGTGCGGTAGGTGATGCCGTTTCTAATGCTTGGAATAGTGTTAAGAACGCAACAACCAACGCATGGAGCAACGTTAAAACGGCGGTTTCTAACGCATGGAGCAATATTAAATCCGGGGTATCGTCTGCGGCCTCTAATGTGTGGGAAAATGTCTCCAACGCATGGAACAACCTTAAAAGTAACACGTCTAGCGCATGGAGTAATATTCAATCTACTATTAGTGCCAACGGCGGCGGCATCCGTGGTATTATTGCCGGGGCGGTTGAGGGCTATAAAAGTCTATGGTCTAATGCGTTTTCCGCTATTAATGATATTACCGGGGGCCGTCTGAGCGCGGCATACAACACGGTTTCTAACATTATGAGCAACATTAAAACCGCTATCTCCGACAAGATAACGGCGGCAAAAACAGCTGTAAGCACGGCAATAGACAATATAAAGAGCATTTTTAACTTTTCTTGGAGTTTGCCACATTTGAAAATGCCGCATTTGAGCATTACGGGCGGTTTCTCCCTTGCCCCCCCGTCCGTCCCTCAATTCTCCATTAGTTGGTATAAAAGGGCATATACTGACCCGGTTATGTTCCAAACTCCTACGGTGCTTGGCACGTCCAGCGGATTAAAGGGCTTTGGAGACGGCGGAGGCGGAGAGATTGTTATAGGGCAAAATATGATGTATTCCATGATACAGGACGCAGTAGCCACGGGCGGAACTAGCGGAGACATATATGTTACCGTTAATGCGGCTGATGGTATGGATGAGAGAGCACTAGCGGACATGGTAGCGGAAAGGATTAGCGAGAAAATTCAACGGAGGAGAGCGGCGTTAGCATGAGTGAGCAATACGGCACATTCCTTATATTCGATGATATAAAATCGAATGAGTACGGGGTATGGATTTCTGGGACAGGAACATATAACGCGCCTAACCGTGATGTTGAGTTTATTACAATTCCGGGGCGTTCCGGGGACTTGCTCATAGAAAATGGACGCTATGAAAACCTTGAAATCATTTACCCGGCGTTTATATCGCATGGCTTTGATACAAGGTTTGATGATTTCAAGGCGGCTATGCTTTCTAAGTCTGGATATAAGCGGCTTGAAGATACTTACCACCCGGAAGAATATAGGCTTGCCGTATTCCGCTCTGCTATGGAACCCAAAACAGGGCCATATAACAAGGCGGGTAGTTTTGAAATCGTCTTTAACTGTAAACCGCAACGATTCCTAAAAATAGGCGAAATTGAAACCGTGCTTACCGGGAATGGGACACTAAGCAATCCAACACAATACACGGCGCGGCCCTTAATTAGGGTGTATGGATATGGTGTTTTGGGTGTTGGCTCAGACACGGTAACTATTGCGTCTCATAGCTACCCCTATATTGATTTGGACTGTGAAGCAATGGACGCGAGATACGGCGCGGCGAACTGCAATAGCCTGATCACATTAACGGGAGATTCTTTCCCCGCGTTGAATGAGGGGGAAACGGGCGTTACAATGTCTGGGAACATTACAAAGGTTTCCATTGCCCCTAGATGGTGGAGAATATGATACCTATTCTTTTTAATGCAACGGAAACGGCCTTTACCTCCAATGGTATAGGCCGTTTGGTTGATGCTATCGAATGCACGGTAACAGAAGAACGCAACGGCGAGTATGAGTTGTTTCTACAATATCCCGTGACCGGGCGTTATTTTAAGCAACTGGCATACTCTAAAATCATTGGTGCAATCCCGGCAGACGGTAAAGCACTGCAACCTTTTCGTATTTACAGGATAGACAAGCCTATAAGTGGGAAATGCGATATTTACGCGGAACATATTAGCTACCAACTATCGTTTATTCCCGTTATGCCGTTCACGTTGCAAAATAGCAACGTTGGCGCGGCCCTCAATGCCTTAAAAACATATTCGGCGGAGAGCAACCCGTTTTCCATTTGGACGGATAAAACAACTACGGGTAGTTATACCGTAACTGAGCCTCAATCTTTCCGGGCTTTGCTGGGCGGTGTTTCTGGTTCTATCTTGGACGTTTTCGGAACGGGTGAATATGAGTTTGACAAGTACACGGTAAAGCTACACGCCGCAAGAGGCAATGATAACGGCGTTGTAATCCGTTACGGGAAAAACCTTGTTGACGTAGACCAAGACGAAAACATAGAAAATACCATTACGGGGATATGTCCGTTTTGGAAGGATAGTGAAACGGGCGCGGTTGTTACTTTGCCCGAAAAAGTATTGTGGAGCGATAACGCAAGTAATTACCCATACAAAAGAACCCGCGTAGTTGATTTTACGGAACGGTTTGAAGATGAGCCAACGGAGGCACAGCTACGGGCGGCGGGACAGTCTTATATACAAAACAATAATATAGGCGTTCCGAGGGTTTCTCTTGCGGTTGAGTTTGTCCCGTTGTGGCAAGTGAGCGGCGCGGGTATGGAAGATTACCACTCTTTGGAGCGGGTTAATCTCTGCGATACTATCACGGTGATTTTTGAGCGTTTGGGTGTTTCCGCAAAAGCCAAGGTAATTAAGACGGTTTATAACGTGCTAAAAGGCCGTTATGATAGCTTGGAGATTGGGGATGCAAGGGTAACGCTGGATGATATTATTACCAACACGGCAAATACGGCGGCGGAGAGTGTGGCATCTGATTCTATAAGCTCTTTGCAAAGGTATGTAATTCATCAAACGGAACTCATTACGGGCGGTTTGGGCGGCTATGTTGTCCTTAATCCAAATGCAGACGGAGAACCGCAAGAGATATTGATTATGGATACGGATAACATAGAGACTGCGGTTAATGTTATCCGAATGAATAAAAACGGTATAGGCTACTCCAACAATGGGTATTCTGGCCCTTATGTTTCGGCGTGGACTATTGACGGTGTTTTTAATGCGTCCGTTATCGGTGCTGGTTCTATGGACGCGGCTTATATAACGGCGGGAAGTATAACGGCTACTCAAATAGCGTCCGGGGCGGTAACGGCGGATAAGATACAAGCCGGGGCTATTACGGTTGCCAAGCTTAGTAATGAGGTAAGCACAAGCATATCAACGGCTCACGGTGCGAACTACAAAGAGCAACTAATCTATATCTCCAAGGCGAGTGGCACGACCTCAGTTAGTGCCAATACGACATGGGTAACTGACGCAACGGGAAGTCAAAACGACTGGACAACAAAGCGCCCGGCTTACGATCAGAGTTACCCGGTTCTCTTTGTAGCAACACAGCGGCAAACGGTTTCACAGTCTAGCGGCTCAACGTGTACTTGCACGACCCCGGCGATAGACGAAACGACCACGGTAATAGACGGTGGGAACGTCATAACGGGGACGATCACGGCGGGTAAGATTGCGGCGGGTGCTGTCACGGCAGATAAGATACAGGCCGGGGCTATCACAGCGGATAAAATAGCGTCCGGGGCGGTAACGGCGGATAAGATACAAGCCGGGGCTATTACGGTTGCCAAGCTTAGTAATGAGGTAAGCACAAGCATATCAACGGCTC